TGTCGCTTGTAAGTTCATACGTGCCGTTTTTAGACACGAGATCGAGCACGCCGACCACATCCTCGACTACACTCAACTGATCAAGCGCTGCGTTTGCGTATGCATTCGCAACACCCGCCTGCTGGCTTGCTTCCTGCGCGTCTTGGTATATAGCCTCCAACGTAGTGCCCGCAGCCGTTGCCGCCGCTTGCATATCTGTGAGCGTAGCCTTTGATGCCTCTGCATCCGCATAGATGCCGTTGAGGGTAGTCCCTGCGGCAGCAGCTGCTGTCTGCATGTCGGCTAACAGGCCCGACGCTGTACTTGCTATACTCTGCGCGTCCACGGCTATCGCCTTCGCTTCACCTACCACTTCAAGAGCGCTCTTGTTGTAGCCCGCTCTTGTATCAGTTCCTACAGATGAAGCAGTTGCACCGCTCTCTGATGAGTCAACATGCATCACGAGTGTCGGAGTAGATCCAAACGTCACGATGGTACCGACCTCGATATCATCATCGTTGAACAGGTCACACTTAAGAGGTGCATAACTGAATCCGCTAACTCTTGCGAGTATCGTCTGTGCGTTCGATGCAGTCGCCGATTCAAGGAAAGGGTTCTGCCCGATGTACAGCATGTTTGTGCCGGTCCCTGCAGTCGCCTGGATCGCTCCGGAACTGTTGAAGATGGTCACGCCATCTATCGGCGCACATGTGTAGTCCGCCACGTTCAGCGTCACATACTCGCTTGCCGTGATTGTCGTTCCGCTGTCGGCGTAGTACATAAAGCAGAGATGATCAGAGCCGTCTATCTTCACAGAGCACCCGCTTGCCTCGGCGATGTAGCCGAGGACCTTGCGGATGGTCGTGAGTTCATCGAGTTCCGATACTGTCAGAGCGCCGTTGTATATCGTGCCGGACACGGTGCATCCTATGTATGTCGCTATCAGCGTCGCAAGCGTGGACGCTGTCACAGGATAAGAGATATTCAGATTCGTGATCACTACATCAAGGAGAGACATCGCATCGTATGCCGTGACGGTATACTTCGATGACTCCTTCGTGACTTCCGTGATGTAGTAACGTCCACGGCTTACTCCGTCCTTGCTCCATGTAAAGGTGCCGTTTGTGGCATCCTTTGAGTAGAGAGGGAGCTGCACGTCTGTCACGAATGAGACCGATGCAGAGGCAGTATTGCCGATAGTGAATTCTTCGCCGGCATTCAGATCTACGCTGAACGTGATCCCGCCGAAGATATCTGCATCGGTCAGCGTCTGATTCGCAAATGTTAAAGTGTTCGCCATATCACACCTCTATTGCTGAAAACTGTACGCCCTGATAGAGACCGCCATACAGCACGCCGTTGTAGCATTCTCCCTCACTTCCCGATGTGTACATCTGCACGGTGACCTCTGCATTGGTGCGAGGGTCGTGGAATGTCATGTTGTATTTCTTGCCGGATACCGCAGACAGAAGCGCCGAGAGTTCTGCCGGCTTTAATGGTGGCATCTCTATCTCGAGCTTCCTGATGTTCAGACGCACCCAGTTGATGACCATAGTGCCGTTATCGGAGCGTCCGCTGTTTGCTGTCGCCAGCGAGTCGTATACGACCTTAAGGCTCTTCGGAGAATACTCCGTCGAGCCGATCTTGAAATTTCCTTTTGAGCTGAGAGCCATATTGCCTCCTTATATCGTTATAAGAGCCTTGCCGGTCCTGTTCATGTAGGCATTGTTGCCACGCTGAGCAGACCTTGCTATCTGCTCGTCACCTATGCGTACATCGAGGTCTTTGTTCTCGATGGCTGCGATGACCTGTCTTGTCATAGTGGCAAAGGCTGATACCAAGTCGCCGTTTGCCCTCTGGATGGTCTCATACATGATGCTCTGCGGTGCGGCAATCTCAGGGTTAGACCTTGCACCAGGGTATTCGCCCATGACTGCAGCGACAGGCTCCGTCAAAACACCGCCTCGAGCGAGGTATGGCATATTAGGGAGCAGCTTCTTCGCAAGTCCGCCCTTCTTCCTTGCCGCATTCACCTTCTTGGCGAGCGCGTTCCATCCTGACTTCAGCGAGTTGCTAAGGCTGATGGTTAGCGTCGCAGTCTTGCTCTTGACGCCGTTCCACTTGTCCTTGATCTTGTTCCATGCAGAGGAGAAGCTGTCGGCGAGCTTCGTGGTGGTTGTTGCCGTCTTGTTGACGATGCCGTTCCATACACCCTTGATCGAGTTCCAGGCACTCGAGAAGGCATCTGTGAGTGCGACCTTCGCGCTGAGCACCTTGTCGGCGATCTTCTGCTTCAGGTCTTCCCATTTAGCCTTGAGGTCGTCAATGTTCGGGAGAAGCAGTTTGATGCCTTCACTGAGGTCCTTGAAGCCCTGCACAGGATTGCCGAACGCTATCTCGGTAAGGCCTTTGACTATCAGATAGACACCGTGGATCTTGTCCTTGATGGCTTCGATCTTTTCCTCGAAGTTCTGTATCTTCTGTAGCGTCTCATCGCTGATGATGCCATCGAGTGAGCCAACATCTCCGACATCAGGAACCGAAACACCGCCGACGCCACCGCCTCCGCCACCACCGGAACTTCCGGAAGATGAAGAGGCCTTCTCTGCGAGCCTCGACAATTCATCGATGCCCATCAGCGTGCGCCTGAGTTCTTTCGCGTGTTTGGCTGCCTTCTTGAGGTTCTTGGATGTACCGCCTGTGCTCTTGGCTGTCGATGCAGATGCGCCCGCTATCGACCGCTTACTGGTACCCGTCTTGCCTCCGAAGGTCTCCTTGATGCCGAAGAGCGCTTTCAGGAATATCCTCACATACGCGATGGCTATTGTGATCCACTGCACTATCTTCGTGATGATCGGGATGACATATGCAGCAAGCAGATTACGGAGACCGCCCCATGCTGTTTTCATCGCAAGGATGGAGTCAGAGCACACATCGGACGCTGCTACGAGTTCGTTGGACATCGTACCGCCGAGCGCTCTGTATGAGTTCATGAGATTCATCGTCTCTGCGTTCGTCATGTTGAGCACCGGCATGAGCTCAAGCGCTCTGGTGCCGAACAGATCTGTGGCTGCTGCCACACGTTCTGTCTCGCTTGACATGTTCTGTATCGCAAAGACTGCCTGCTGGAATGCCGTGTCGATGTCTCTTGCTGTGATGCCGTACTTCGCAAGATTCTCCGAACCACTTGCTACCTGCTGAGCAAACTGCCTCATGCCTACCTTGAGGGCGGACATCTCCACGCCGTTCTGCTTCAGAGCGTAGCCCCATTCCTGATAAGCCGTAGTGCCCATGAAGACCTTCTGAGCATTGTCCTTGATCTCGTCGCCCATTTCTGCCACGTTGATGGCATTATTGACGAGCGCCCTGATGCCCTTCAGAGCCACCATCACACCGCCCGCAGCCACAGCGACTTTGCCGAGCGAGGACGCAAGGCCAGACTGCGCTGCGATGTTTTCCTTTGCGGTAGCCTTGACCGAGTCCATCGCTGTGCGGAGCACCTTCATCTTGCTGCCTGATCCGTCAGCCTCGTCGCTCGTCTTCTTGAGTACGGCTTTGAATTTTCCTATTTCAGCCTTCGCCTGTGAAGCGTCAGCCGTTATTTTTACTTTCAGATTTTCTGTTGCCATTTGCTTCGTACCTTTGATTGAATGCGTTAGCAAATTTGATGAAGTTCGCTTCCGACTTGCTCATGCGTGTCTCATGCTCGACTTCCTGTTCTGCCCGCTCCTGTTCTTCCTTTGGAAATAGATCAGGATAGATATCGCTGATCGTTGGAGGTGTCGCAGATGAGAAGACCGTACCGATGAACGTGCTCACAGTCATCGCTGTTGTATATGAGAAATAAGCGATGTCCTTGCGCCTCATAGAGAACGCATTGAGAGCCCTGACGCATTCGCCCGGATTCATCTCCCAGAAGTCCCGCTCACTGATGCCCGCTATAAGACAGTCATCACGAAGCCCCATCAAGTATGATTCGAGGGTTCTGTGTCCCTCGCCAGTTAGTTTTTTGAGTCGGCATCAAGTTCTTCCTCTTTAGGCAGGAAGCCCGCCTCCTGGAACACAGTGATCAGTATCGGGATGAGATCCCAAAGTGTCTTGCCATCCGCGAAGAAGTCATCGAGGATGTCGAATGTGTCTTCGTAGGTGATGCCGTGGTTGTATGCGACCATAGACCTGTGCAGTACGAGGAGCACGTCACCG